ATTCTTGAGCGCTGGATTAACGGTGATGATGAATCTATGTCTAGTGAAGGCACTGAACATCCTACTTCTTCAACTGCGCTGAGTGATGATAGCGAAGATTCTGGTTCTTCTAGTAGTAATTATGACAGCCTTGACGATGCATTTGCTGACTTAATGGACTGATTAACTTAATAAGAACTTAAGCTTGGCGAGCAAGAAATTGCTCGCCATTTTTGTGTAAATAGTCAACAAGCTGTGTAAGCTTTATAAGAAAGGAGTAGATATGAAAAACGATGATGATTTTACCAAAGACTTAATTAAGTCTTTAAATAAAGAGCAAGGCTCTAGAGTAGCCTACAACCTATCCGAAGACGAAAGTCCTACACATGTTAAGCGATGGATCAGTACTGGTTCAAGGATGCTTGACTGGATTTGTGCTAATAGAAAAAATGGAGGTTTTCCAGAAGGTAGAATTGTAGAAATATTTGGTCCGCCAAGTATTGGTAAGTCACATATTGCTACACAAATTGCAAGAAGTACCCAAAAGATGGGAGGAATTGTCGTTTATATCGATACTGAAAATGCTACCTCAGTAGAAAATCTTCAGATGCTGGGTGTAGACGTATCTAAGCGATTTGTTTATGTTGATACTCACTGTACTGAAGAAGTTTTGTCAATTGCAGAAAAGACTATTCTTAAAGCAAAAGCTCTTGACAAAGATGTTCCTGTAACAGTCATTTGGGATTCTGTTGCAGCATCTTCACCTAAAGCAGAACTCTTAGGCGACTATGATAAAGAAAGCATTGGGTTGCAAGCAAGAGCTATTTCTAAAGGCATGCGCAAGATCACAGGGGTAATTGGTCAAACTAACAGCTTGTTTGTAATTCTTAATCAAATTAGAACAAAAGTAGGAGTTATGTATGGAGATCCTGATACTACACCCGGGGGTAAGGCAATCCCTTTTCACTCATCTATACGAATCAAACTGGGTGCAGGACAGCAAATCAAAGACGGAGATGATGTCATTGGTATTCAAGTTTGGGCGAAGACTGTTAAGAATAAGGTAGCTCCTCCGTTTAGAAAGTCCCACTTTCAGATTCACTTTGGAAAAGGTATAGTTGAACACGAAGAGCTTTTTGATTTGCTTAGAAAACATTGCAAAGAAAATGATGTTATCAAAGACAACATTATGTATAAAATTGATGGTGGCGGCGCTTGGAAATCTATTAGTATGACCGACACAAATACTGGAGAAATTATTGCAGAAAAGAAGTTTTACAAAACAAACTTTAATGAAATCATTGAGTGTGAAGAGTGGACTGACGCAGTAGATATTTTAACTGAAGCTGCTATGGAAAAGAAGTTAGGGTCTATTGAAGGTGTTGATATTGACTCTGAGTCCTATGAAGAAGTTCAAGCTTTGGCCCAAGAATTAGAAATGGATCTAGATGTAGATGTATAAAAATAGAGTCATACTTGTAGATGGATTAAATCTGTTTACAAGGCACTTTATGGCAAATCCTGCAATGTCTGAAAACGGCGAGCACGTTGGAGGAATTGTAGGATTTTTTAATGCTATGATGCGTCTTGTAGAAAAATGCAAACCCGAAGGTGTTGTAGTAGTTTGGGAAGGCGGCGGATCTGTAAAGAAAAGAGGTCTTTATAAAGATTATAAGCAGAAATCAAAACCTCAAAACTTAAACAGATATTATGAAGATGATATTCCTTCAACTTATCAAAATAGAAATTATCAACTAAAAACACTTATAGGACTACTTTCAAAAGTACCTGTTTGTCAAACTTATGTCGAAGGAGCTGAAGCAGATGACGCTATCGGTTATATGTGTAAGTATGTTCTTAAAGATAAGAACAAAATTATCATTTCTTCAGATCATGACTTCTATCAGCTTATCGATGACAAAACAATTATTTGGTCTCCTACAGCAAAAGGATTCGTAAATAAAGAAAAAGTAATTGATAGGTTTGGAATTCACCCAAGCAATTTTTACCTTGCTAAGAGTATTGTAGGAGACACTTCTGATAACATTCCTGGTGTCAAAGGTGTAGGATATAAGACACTGTCTAAGAGGTTCCAGAAGTTCACAGAGGGATCGGAATATATACTCTCTGACCTACTCCTTGAAGCAAAAAATCAAGTGACACCAAAGGGCCCAAAAATATTTTCAAACATTGCGAATGAAGAGAAATTAATAAAAAGAAATATCAAGCTGGTATTACTGGACTCTAATAATTTAAGCATTTCCCAGATTAAAAAGATTGAAAATGATATTGAAAATTTTGCTCCTATGTGGGATAATATAGGTATACACAAAATCTTAAAGGAATCAACTATTACCTCAATTGATATCCAAAGATGGAGTTATCTTCTAAAAAATCTTAAAAAGGGCACAATTAAATGAGTTATGAAAATCACTTTTCCAAATACGGAAAGGACTTTCAAGAAAAAATCTTTCAATCGTTAATGACTGATTCGCAGTGGGCTACTCAAATGGTAGAAGTTATGACCCACGAGTACTTTGAACTAAAGTACTTGCAGTATCTTTGCGATCGTTTTTTTGGTTTTTATCTTAAGTACAAAAACTTTCCTACAATGAATCTTCTTGTTTCTATTATTAGAGACGAACTTACTGAAGGTGAAGATGTCATTCTTAAAGGCCAGGTGATTGAATTTCTGTCTCGCATTAAGTCTTCACCTAATCTAGGAGACTTAGAATATGTCAAAGAAAAAGCGCTTGACTTTTGCAAAAAGCAAGTTTTGCAGCAAGCACTAGAAGAAAGTGTTAAAGCTATTCAAGCTGAAAACTACGAAGGCGTTTTGAACATCATGAAAGACGCTGTTTCAAAAGGTAGTGGTTCTTCAGTAGGGCATGAATTCTTTAAAGACCATGAAGCAAGATTTGCAAAGATTAATCGAATTTGTTGTCCTACAGGAATTCACCATCTTGATGCAAAAGATGTTTTTAATGGTGGTCTTTCAAGAGGAGAAATCGGCGTTGTGGTTGCACCAACTGGCGTAGGAAAGTCTCACTGGTTGGTTGCAATGGGTGCTGAAGCACTCAAGCGCGGAAAAAATGTAATTCACTATACATTTGAGCTGTCGGAAACCGCTGTAGGTATTCGATACGATAGTAATCTTACAGGAATTAACTCCTCAGATATTATCGAAAATAAAGAAAAAGTGTTAACGCACTATGAACAAAACGATTTCGGAAGACTAATTATTAAGCAGTACCCAACAGGCACTGCAAGCATTGTAACGCTTAGAAATCATATTGAAAAGCTAGCAATGAAAGACTTTGTTCCTTCTGTTATTATCATTGATTATGCAGATATTATGAGGTCTACAAGACAGTTTGACTCACTTCGTCATGAACTAAAGCTTGTTTACGAGGAGCTCAGAAACTTAGCAATGGAAATGAATATTCCTATTTGGACAGCATCCCAGGCCAACCGCGACGCTTCAAATTCAGAAGTTGTAGGTCTTGAAAATATGTCTGAAGCATACGGAAAAGCTATGGTTGCTGATATTGTTGTCTCAATATCAAGAAAGCCCACAGAAAAAGCTACTGGAATGGGAAGACTATTTGTTGCTAAAAATCGAGCTGGAAAAGATGGAATTCTTTTCCCAATCAGAATTGATACAGCAAGATCAAGAATAGAAGTAATTGATGATCCAAGCCAGATGTCTCTTGTAGATATTTATGAATCTCATAATACGGGAACAAAAGACATGTTAAAATCTAAATGGAAGGAAATTACTGCAAGTAAGTAAAGAGAATATTATGACATATACACACGAACAAGTTTTAAAAGCATCTACAAAGTATTTTCAAGGAGACGAGCTAGCTGCAAGCGTATTTGCAGGAAAGTACGCTCTCCAAGATTCAGAAGGCAATTATCTAGAACAAGACCCTAGCGATATGCATAAACGTCTTGCTAGTGAATTTGCAAGAATTGAGCAGAAATATCCTAACCCTATGTCTGAAGAAGACATCTATGCTCTGTTTGAAAACTTTAAATATGTCGTACCTCAAGGCTCACCTATGAGTGGGATTGGCAATAATTATCAAATCCAGTCTATTTCAAACTGCTTTGTTATTGCTTCTCCAGAAGATAGCTATGGAGGCATTCTTAAGACAGACCAAGAGCAAGTTCAAATCATGAAGCGCCGCGGAGGCGTAGGTTTTGATGTTTCAAACATTAGGCCAAAAAATCTTGCTACGTCTAATGCAGCAAAAACAACTTCTGGATTAGAAGTTTTTCTAGACCGATTTTCAAATTCATGCCGCGAAGTAGCACAAGGCGGCAGACGTGGTGCACTGATGATTTCACTTTCAGTACACCATCCACAAATTAGAGATTTTATTAAAATTAAGAGAGATCTGACACGTGTAACCGGCGCAAACATCTCAGTTCGCTTAAGCGAGGAATTTATGCGCGCAGTCCGAGGGGGTGATGAAACACAACTGCGTTTCCCTGTAGATGCCAAAGAGCCCATTGTAGAAGAGTGGGTTAGTGCCCAAGATCTTTGGCATGAGATTGTTGAGTCCGCACACGCGTCAGCCGAGCCTGGCCTTCTGTTTTGGGATACAGCGAAGAGAATGACTCCGTCTGATATTTACGAAGCAGAAGGCTTTGGCTCAACCTCTACTAACCCTTGCGGTGAGATTATTCTCTCACCTTATGACAGTTGTCGTCTAATGCTAGTCAATCTTACTTCTTTTGTAAAGAATGCCTGGACTAAAGATGCTAAGTTTGACTTTAATCACTTTGGAGAAGTTTCACAAAAAGCACAGCGCCTAATGGATGATATGATCGATCTAGAAATAGAAAAGATTGACAAGATTCTTGCCAAGATCGAATCAGACCCAGAATCGTCAGATGCCAAGCAGCCTGAGATTAATCTTTGGAATAAAGTAAAAGAACAGGCAGTTAACGGACGTAGAACTGGTTTAGGTATCACGGGTATCGGCGATGCACTTGCAATGCTGGGAATTACATACGGAAGTGAACAAAGCATTGAAATGACCGAAGCAATCTATAAAGCGCTTGCAGTTAATTCATATGTTTCTTCAATGATTATGGCAAAAGAAAGAGGCGCGTTTGTAGTTCATGACCCCAGCAGAGAAGAAGATCATCCTTTCTTAGATAGAATTTTTGATGCTATTGATGAGACAGGGCTTCTGCCTTCAGGTGGGCCTATGGGAGAACATTGGCCTGCAAGATATTGGAATTCTCATTTTGGCCGCAGAAATATTGCCAATACTACAACAGCGCCCGCGGGCTCAGTATCAGTTCTCACTCAGACAACAAGTGGAATTGAACCAGCGTTTATGCTTCATTATACTCGTCGCAAGAAGATTAATCCAAACGATAAAGATGCAAGAGTAGATTTTGTTGATGATTTGGGCGACCGCTGGACTGAGTTTTCGGTTTACCATCATGGATTCTCACAATGGATGTCTGAAAAGCTCTTAGAAGATAATACTTCGCTATCAGGAAAAGATAATGACGAGCTAGTCGCAATGAGCCCGTATGCTGGAGCAACTGCTAATGAAATTAATTGGGTCTCCAAGGTAGATTTGCAGGCAGCAGCTCAGAAGTGGGTTTGTCATGCAATTTCAAATACTACAAATCTTCCTGCTGATATTGATGTAGAGACTGTTAAGCAAGTTTATATGCGAGGTTGGGAAAGCGGATGCAAGGGTGTCACAGTTTATCGTGACGGATCTAGATCAGGAGTGCTTGTTAGTACTGAGCCTTCTAAGTCTGAAGATCGATCAGAAATGAAGTTTATTGATAACACAGCTCCCAAGAGACCAGAAAATCTACCTTGTGAAATTCATCATGCAACAATTAAAGGCGAAAAATGGACTCTTTTAATTGGTTTGATGGAAGGGCGTCCTTATGAAGTTATTGGTGGATTAAGCAAATACGTAGAAATCCCCAGAAAACATAGATTTGGAGAACTAAGACGTCGCCAAAGAAAAACAATGCTTTCTAAGTATGATCTCCACTGCGGTACAGGAGAAGAAGAATTTGCAATAAGAGACGTTGTTTCAGTATTCGATAACCCAAATCATGCAGGTTATACTAGAACCATTTCACTAGCTTTGCGTCACGGAGCACCAATTCAGTATGTTGTTGAACAGCTTCAAAAAGATAAAGAAGCAGACCTATTTAGTTTTAGCAAAGTTATTGCTAGATGTTTAAAAAATTATATTCCAGATGGAACTGTAGGCGGAGATAAGACCTGCGCAAACTGCGGCGCAGAAAATAGTTTAGTTTACCAAGAGGGTTGCGTTACTTGTAACTCTTGCGGCAGCAGTAAGTGTTCATAGTAAAAAGGAGTTAAGATGCTATGGAAATTCAAGAGTTCTAGTCTTCTAAAAGAATTTGAACTTAATCAGAACCCGGTAATTGTAGTTGTTAATAAGTTTGATGAGCAGTCTGCTGATGACTTTAGAAATAAGTTTTCTATGGCACAAAGCACAGGCCAAAAAGTTATTCCCGTAGTTATTGACTCCTATGGAGGGCAAGTATATTCTCTAATGTCAATGATTGCAACAATCAGAGCATCACCTATTCCGGTTGCTACTATTGCCGAAGGAAAAGCAATGTCATGTGGAGCAGTTTTGCTTACATGCGGCGCAGAAGGAATGAGATTTATGGATCCGGATGCAACTGTAATGATTCACGATGTAGCATCAGGACAGTACGGAAAGAATGAAGAAGTAAAAGCTTCAGCTGCAGAAACTGACAGATTGAATAAGAAAATTTTCCAGATTATGGCAAGAAATTGTGGTAAGCCTGATGACTACTTTTTGAAAGAAATTCATGAAAGAGGACATGCAGACTGGTTCTTGGAATCTGAAGAATGCAAAAACATTGGATTAGTTAATCATGTAAGAGTACCTACTTTCAATGTCAATATTGATGTTTCAATAGACTTTGAATAAATCTTCCTAGTCTAGCTTAAAAGACAACACTTAAATAGTGTTGTCTTTTTTTATTTTATATCATATTTAAATAAGGAGAAAAAATGTTAAAAGAAAAAATTATGCTTTCAATCGCGTCTTTTAAGGCAGCAGAAATGTGGATGCATGCAGCACATCATCTTACTAAAGGACCAGCTTTTATATCTACACATGAAATGCTGTACGGAAGAATATACGAGACACTTTCTGGTGACTTTGACAAATTGGTTGAAAAGATGATTTATACCTTCAATGATGAAGAAATGGGATGCCCTATTCATTTATCTAGAAATTCTTCTCATATTTTGTCAAGATACGATTCTCCTGCAAACTTAGATGAAAAGTCTATCTCAATGCTTGCACTTGTTCTTTTAGTAGATCATATGAAAGGTGTTGAAATTCTTCTCGAGACTTTGCGACAAGAAAATCTAGCTTCTTTAGGCATTGAAGATTTTTTGTCAGCAGCTTATAATCAATATGAATCGTATGCATATATGCTAAATCAGCATATCAAGATTTAATATCTGACATTTTTTTGTAAGATTAGTTTAGTTTTAGTTAGGTTAAGTTTAAAATGACAGCAGTTAGAATCTTAGAGTCGTCAGGCTCTGCAGGAACTATACAAGTATCGTCTGGTAACGGCGGTTTTAAGCCGGGAAGAATAGTTGCAGGTAATAATGTAACTATTACTTCTAATGCTGAAGGTGTATTTGAAATAACTTCTACTGCAACCGGTTCTACTACCAATGTCATTGGAACACCAACAGACGGATCTTTTTCTGGCGGTTTGTTCTCAGGTCTGTCTCCTAATACAACAATTGCAGATGCTATTGACCAAATTAATTCAATTTTGTCTTATATAGCTCCTTCTCCTGCGCCTGATCTATCTTTTGTTAGTGCAAACAACACAGGGGTAACAGCAAAGTTATCTTTTGGATCTTCAAATAGCATAACCGGATATCAAAATGTAGGCAGTACAGTTTTAGGAGAAGCTGACATTAACTCTATTTTTCAATATGAGTCTTCTGGAGACAATAAAAGATTAGGAGTTTTTAATGGATCAACTTCAATTGTAGGAAAACTAAATGATAATGTTCCATCAAATTCCCCTAATCACTCATCAGATGCATTTGGCTCTGGTAACACTGGGCTTCTTAAGTTAGAGCTAAATGGCGAAGTTATTCATCAACTTGATTTATCTTCTTTTGCAGGTTCAGGGTCACCTGGATCAGGAACGGGTGAGTCCTTAAACGCATCTGGGTCTGGATTTATTAATATATCAACGTCAGGCTCTGCTGTTGATGACACAGGAAGAATTTTTGACTCTATCGTTCATAGAACTTCTGAAATTAAAATTCACAGTAGTCAGCAAACAGACGGATGGAATTATGCTCGGATTGTCCACTCAGTTCCTTTAGGAGACTTTGCAACAAACTATCTTGAATGGGTTAATGATTCTAATAATGATTCTATTCAAATTAGCAATACAAACTTAAGTCTAAGTTTAAATGGATCAACAACACTGTCAGGTGTAAGATATTTCAACAATGGGTCTTATACTTACACAGGTACAATTTCTAATGCCTATAGTAATGTTTATTCAACAGAAAATATTAACTTTACTTCTGTCAATCTAGACATCAATAACATTCCTATACCTGAAATTGGTGAAGGTGAAGATCAAACCAAGACAATTAATATATCTACTTCTGCAGGTATTCATAGTCAAAAGATGATAGATGGAAACATTTCTCTTTCTGTAACAGTACCACATCCGATAAAAGATGACTTATCAGAAGCTGGAAGCGAAGGTTTGTCAGGAATTCTTTATTATACTTTGACAGATAATTCTACAGCAACAAGAGAAACATTCAGGTCTGAACAATATCGAGTTATTTCCGGAAGTTATGATACACAGGGCGATGTGTTATCAGGGTCATGGAGTAGCTCTATACACATGACTACAGCAAGTTTTTATGTCAATAACTGGCCTGGCCATAGCGATGGAATGTTAGTGTTTGATGGTCTTTATAGTCCTACTAATTTTGCTTCTGGTGACTTTAGAAATACTAGTGATGGAGGAAGTCTTTCTTTTGCTCCTGATGGTAATCCAGACTATTCTTATGTCACATCAGGCATCAGAACTTATTACAGAAAATTTATTAATAGTGGTCCTCCCGTCAAAGACTTTAAAGTTTATATCGCAGGATCAACTGCACTAGTTAACAGTCAGTATGAAGTCTCTAGTAATAGAATTAAGCTTTTTGCAAAACTACCTGACAACGGAACAACAAGTACAGGCTGGCTAGATCTTTCAAAAGCTTTTGTTTATAACGAAACAGAAAACAATGACGGAGCTTATGTAGGAAGCTATTCTGCAACAATCAACGGAAGCGTAACAAATCTCTACAGCATTGGAACAAAAGAGATAGAAACAGGAGATGCTATTATTCTTAAGATAGAATCACCCGCAGAATGGACAGGCAGGTTAGACGAGCTAACAGTTACATTTGGCGCCGGAGAAGGTTCTTTTGATCCAGTTCCTGATTTAAATGAACTAACTTCTCTTTATCAAGGATCTTCTTTGATAAAACTTTCTTTTGGAGAGTCAAACAACATATCTGGATATGAAAATGTTCTCTCGATAGGAGATTTTGAAGAAAAAGACATTAATGATCTTTACGCTCCTGCTGAAAGCAAGATCCTGGGTGTTTTTAACGGTGAAACCGATATACACTTTTTAATAAATGATAGTGTTGTAAATGCTTCACCTAATCATGCTGCTGATGTATTTTCAGAAGGTAATGACGGAAGCATTATCTTAGAAGTAAATGGTCAAGTAATAGATGAGCTTTCTTTAACCGGATCTTATAATGCAGTTGGTCAAGGTTCGCCAGGAAGTGGGTACAGATCTCACTTAAATTCTTCAGGCTCAGGATTTTATCATGTATCTACGTGGGAAGCAGGAAAATACTCAAATAATGTTCCTGACTTTTTAGAAATACAGAGAAGTGCAAAATGTATGGTTGTTCACGAACAACAAAGAAACGGAATGAATTATGCAAGAGTAATTCATACAGGCTCTTTTGGAAGCAGAGTTACAAATTATGTACAGTGGGTAAATGACAATAATACAGATGCTGTTAACTTTTCAAATCTATACTTTTCTAATTTTGAAGGAGACGGAACTTATCACCTAAGTGGAATTAAGTACTTTGATGGATTTATTTCAGGAAGCTTTTCAGGAATTGTAAGAAATGCATATAAAAATGTTTATTCAGCAGTAGCTTCTGCAATTACTATATTTGAAAGACAAAACATGGAGCCGAGGATCTTAACTGTTTCTGGAAGCGGAATAGTTTCTGGATCTAGAACACTTGCTTCTTCTATGCCGCTACCCGATCTCAAGCCTTTTAATGGTGCTGAAGATCAAGACATGATCGTTTCTGCATCTTTCAGATCTAGATCTGCATTTACTGAGTCTTACCCAGAAGATAATGACACAGCTGACTTCAAGCTTAGAATTCTTCATCCTTTAAAACAGCCCGCTAATTCTCCGCCACAAGGACAAACAAAGTTCTTGATTTTTGGTGGTTACTCTGGAGCTCTCTCTAGTAATATCAATACAGAAGAGAGATTTTTAGATGAGACTTTTAGAGTTCAGTCTTCTTCTTTTTCAAATCAATCTAGTGTTACAAACTCTACTTATGATTGGAATTCTGAAGTTATTATGAATCTCACAGGAAGCGCCGGGTATACGAGCGGATTAGCATTCTATAGACAAAAACTACAATCTCCTGCTATGATAGGTGAATCTGGAGATTTTAGAAATGTTCAAGAAGGCGGAACAATACAATCACCATTTGGAAATCCTAACTACTCTTCTTCTTCCTTGATAGAATCAACCAGAACTTTTTACAGACCATTTAAAAATAATACAACATCAGACCGCCCTAACTTGAGCCTAACTCTTTATGGCGATGCTAATATCGTAGGAAGACAAGGAATATATTCAGGAACAATTGGAAATAATAAAAATATCTATGTTGATATTAAAATACCTGGTAAGACAGGATTTTTAGATATGGGAAGACCTTCGGCGGGTGCAGGAAATGTTTCTGACTTGGACGGCTGCTTGTCAGGTGATTTGGTAAACGGTGTAGACGATGCCGGTGCAGCTAATACTGTTACATTTAATGGTCAAACAGTTGATGGCACCAGCTCTTCAGCAGGTGAGTATATAATTGTAAGAATTATTGCAGACAAGCTGTGGACAGGATACTTAGACAGAATAAGTGTAAGCTGGAGTTAAAATGGCATTTAAGACAAACGAAAGCGCAACTTATTTTGCACAGAAAAAACTTTTAGGTAAAGCACATACTTCTAACCTAAAAACAGACGGCGAAGAACTTATAGGTTCTTCAATTCAGGCATCAACTTATCAAATTTTTGGTGAGAAAATACCTGAGTCTCCCACAAGAACGCTTAATTTAATTCAAAGTGCAAGTAATTTAGATCCTGGAACAGTTGAGTATATACAGTTCGACTTGCAAGTTTTGACTGGTTCTACATACGATGCAAATGAAGGAACAGGCGGGGCCGGATCAGATAGCGGTGAATCATCTCAGACAGCAGGGCCACACGCATATAAATTTGTTTTGCCATCAGATTATGAGGACAATACTGATAATGACAAAGCTGGGCTTGGAACTTTTAACAATTCAAAAATTGTTCATGAAACGCTTGGACAACTTCAGATAGTTCCTCCTTATTTTTCTCAAGATGCGCCTAATCCATATATTGTAAAAATCTATAAAGATGACGGATCAGGAGGTGTTGGCGATGAAATACCTCTTCTTGATAATATTGACTGGAATGTAGACTATTACAACGGCATGCTTTTTGTCCAGGATTATAATCCAACAAAAATTCCTGTATTTGCTAGAGCCTTTGCGTATGTCGGAAAAATGGCTGGAGATGTTGTTGGATCCGGCGGCGGAGGCGGAGGTTCTTTATCTGCCACAGACGAAGTTGTTTTAACAGCAAATTCTCCGAATGTTCCAGGAGGAAAACTTCTTGTAGCAGGAGCAGGTGTAGAAATACAAAAAACTGCAAATACAGTTGTAGTCTCAGCTCCCGCCTTCGAAAGTTCAAGAAAAAAGCTAACTTTCTTTATGACAGGATCGATATCTTCTGGGACAGCAATTAGAGTTTTGTCTTCGTCTTTTAGCGAAGTAAATAATGACGATGAAAGAATTGATGTTGTTTACAACGGTCAGCTTTTACATACAGGATCGCTAGCACAAGTTTTAAATGCAGAAAGAGACTATTTTATTAGCGGTTCCGATCATTTAGTTCTTTCTTTTCCAGTTTTTCCAGATGATATTATTGACACAATCGTCAATAAACAACAATACTCAACTTCTTTAAGCGCAGCTGATATTAATGGCCAGTATGTTGTTTTGTCATCTACAGGATCTTTACCACATCATAGAGTTTTGACAGGATCTAATGGAATAAAAATAATAGATTCAGGTTCAAGTCAAAATGTTGTCATAAGCACCACCAAAGAAATGGTATTTAATGAAGTCTTAAGCGGGTCTGTAGATGGATTAAATACACAATTTTCTTTAAGAAGTACTCCTTTTCATTCTTCAAGTGTGTCAGTTTTTGTTAACGGTCAACTACAAACACCTGAGCATTTGGGGCTAGATATTTATGACTATTGGGTGACAGGCAGCAATATTTTCTTTCATTCTTCTTCTATTCCTAATGAAAGAAGTGTCCTTTTGTCAATTTACGAAAAAGTTGTTTAATACAAGTTTTAACACGTTTTTCTCGATATTTAGAAAGTAAGGTTCGTTCGTGTTAAAGTTTTAGTCTATTAAACACAAACTCTAGGAATTGATAAATGGATAATGTTTTTAAAACGTCAGACTTGGCGATCGCAGCTTTTTTAATGATGAAAGGTAAAAAGCTTATAGACGCAAAAGTTGAAAAAGGAGGAAAATTCAATTTTGTATTTGAAGACGCAGAAAACAATTGTTTTAAATACGTTATTGAATTTGCAAATAGCGAAGCAGCAAAATTTGATTCTCATATAAAAAATTTAAAAAATATTTTGTTTAAATAAGGTAAAAACAATTTGAAGGATATATTTAATAGCGAGTTAAGTTTATGTCCTTTGTTAAAGTTAACGTAGAAGTTTAAAGCCAATTAATTAAACAAACAAAGGAGTAAATTATGGCTCGTACACAAATGAGACTCGATGCAATTACCGGGTCCTTGGTAGCTGATGATTCAACAGGTGCCGTTAACGAAGAATCTTTACAGGGTGTTCTTGACCGTATGGTTGGATCACTTGAGCGTCATCACGGAGGTGAGTGGTACTCACAGCCTGCTGGTGTCTTTACACAACCTGTCCAAATTCGCGACAACCTTAATGTAACAGGCTCAGCTGACATTGATGGCAACCTAAACGTTGATGGTGGTGCTGTTATTGATCTAACACTTGCAGTAGCAGGTGCCGCTGACCTACAGTCTGAACTTGACGTCGGCGCCGCTGCTCGATTCGCTTCCACCCTCGCAGTAGCAGGTGCCGCTGATCTTAACGGCGCACTTGATGTAGCTGGCCGCGTTGATCTCGGTGACAACAGCGGCACTGCTGACACATTTGTTCGTGGTGACCTTTCTGTTGCTCAGGATGCCAGCGTTACTGGTGATCTTACAGTCTCAGGTGACTTAACTGTACTCGGTGATACTGTCCAGGTCAACGTAGGTGAATTGCTTGTCGAAGACAACATCATCCAGGTTAACAAGAACGGTACAGCAATGACAGCACAAACCGCAGGACTTGAAATATACCGTGGTTCCGGTGTCGATCTTGCGACATTCACTTGGTCAGAATCTGACGAGTGGTTCGAGCTTAAGGCTGGCACCCAGTACCGTAAGGCAAAAATGGCCACAGCACGTCTCGACGGTGTTAAGGGAGCCTTCTTCCTTTCATCCAGCGCTGACGGTGATATTGTTGCCGGTACCGCTGCTGACCTAGTTGGAAACATTGGTGCTCAGTTTGCTGGTACAAACATTGCTGTTTCTGAAGCTGGTGGCGTTATCACCTACGCACTCACTGCAGGTACTGGTGTCACCATGGACGGATCAGGTGGAATTGCAATCGGTCAGCCTGTTGCTACAACCGACAACGTAACATTTGCTGACCTCTCTGCTGACAGTGCTAAGCTTGCTGATCACTCTGCTGATGCTGGCAAGGCTTACAAGGTTGGTACAGATGGCGCAATTGAACCAGCTGCTTGGAATGAGTTTGTCTCAGTCGAAGGTAATGTCGGTCTTGAACTAGTTCAAGACAGCTTCAAGGCTCAGATCGGCCTAGCTCAGGATATCAGAACTTCAGCTTCACCTGAGTTTGCTGCTCTCAACATCGGTTCAGATCACGACATGTTGGCTGACGGTGCTAATCTTAAGCTCTTGACTGCAGGTGAAATCAAGCTCGAAGGTGCTGATGGTGCTTACATGCTTGCTGAAGCTGGTGATCGTGCTGCCTTCACCGGATCATTCGGTGCTAGCGAAACTATCATCGGAGCGATTAACTCCCTCGCAGCTACATCAGCAACATTCTACAAGCATCAAGAAATTCTTTCTGCAGATATGGCTGCTGGCGCCAAGACCATTGCGTTCCTTGATACCACCATTACTAACGCAGAAAAGAGAATCGATGTTTATGTCAACGGCCAGCTTCTAAGCAAGGGTGCTTCTGCTGATTACGATTACGTAAATGTAGTCAACGCTGGCGACGAAGCCAAGATCGACTTCAAGTTTGATCTCAAGGCTGATGACGCTATCGTTGTTATCTCTCGCTAATAAATTAGCTTTTTAGCTAGTTTGCCCCCGGTGGAGAAATTCACCGGGGGCATTTGTTTTATAAGGATGATTTCAAGGATATAATTACTTTTAAGACGAGGAGTTTTTATGTCACTTGAACAAAAATACAAAGACTATTTTAAGTCTAAAAACCAAGATGAGCTATACGAGCTAATTACAAAATTTAAAATGTTTATTGACGTTTCTTTGCAAGAAACCATAGCAGGCACACCTGAAGAAAGAATTAAAAGCATGTATAGTACTCTTCTCAAACTAAGAGACTCTATGGTTTTTGAACTAAGCATGCGTAATCACAGTAAAAACTTATTTCAAATGGAAGAAGATCTTAAGCGCTTTGAAGAGATTAATGCAGCAGCGCTTGAAGAAGGTTCCAAAAAAAACTTAGATCCAGAAGAGAGCCAGGCGAAAGACCAATAAACGTGATGCAATTAAGAAAGTACTATGAAAACTAATCAAAATGTAAATTTTGGATCTTCTCTATCAGGAATATCTGGATCGATAAGATATCAGCTTTTTGATACAAAAGGTGTTGCCTATACAACTGCATCAAACGCAGGAGTCTATGAAATCGGCACAAATACGGGATGTTACGGTGTAGAGTTTAATCTAAATAATCAGTTCAGTGGATCTATTGTTTGGACATCTACAGAATACCCAGGAGTGACTGCAGTTGAAACAGTTACACTTGACCAGAAAATGATTAGACATATGACTGTGGGGCGCTGGAAAATTATGTCTGATACAAAAGAAATGGTTTTCTATGAAGAAGACGGAGTAACCGAATTAGCAAGATATTCGCTTCTTGATAGAAATAGCAATCCTTCTTTTACAGAAGTATTTGAACGCGTGAGAGGATAAATTGGCTGGGTTTGGGGTAGGATCACCCGTTCCTTTGATTATGTTGGGTATGGGTCCTAACCCTAGGTTAGTCACAAGCGGCTTTACTCCGCTTATTGTAAAAGCTGCCCGAGTTCTCCGAGGTGGACGAGCTGCTTATAAGAAATTTGTTAGTGAATATGAAGATCGATTTAAAATATCAGCAATGATTATTGCTAATAACGGAAAAGAAATTGTCAATCCTATTACTAACAAAATCAGCAGAATATTCTTAGAGAACAACATAAATATTAAGAAGACTTATGCAAAAGAACTTTTTTGGAAAAAGACAAAAAGACCTTCGATTGAAGTTAGCAATGTTCAAATAGAACACAAGAAAACCGATAATTTTAAGGTGTCTGCTTCGCACAAGAATGTAGAGCATAAAAAGAAAGATATTAAAATAACTGCAAAGAGGAAAATAAATGTCAAACATTAATCTTTTACTTGACGAAGAAAATGAAATCACATTCGCACTAACAGTCGAAGGCACAACAAACTCACCTGCAAAGTGCAGACTTTTAGTTGAGAAAGATGATATGACTTTGATGTTTGAGCCAAACTATTTTCAGAATGACGAAGTATCTGTTACAATCCCACCGCTTAAGCACATTTTTAAAGAAGGTCATTGTGAGCTTAACTTAGAAGTAATTGTTGAAGACAAATATTTTAGACCTCTTTCAATGTCTGCTTATCTTGAAAAAAGTGTTGAAGTCATGGCAGAGTCAAAAGTTGTTGCAAGACCAAAAGTTCAAGCAGCTGCTTCTGTTTCACAAGTTAAAGTAAATAGAAAAAGCAGTACTTCACAAAGTAGCAGAAAGAATGAGTCTAAGACTCCTGTTACAGTTGAAAAAAATACACAAAAAGTTTCTGATAAACAAATTATGGATTTAATTAAGTCACTCTCTGGAGGTAACTAATGGAAC